CTTCCGTGTCACAATTGATATCAATTTCGACGTGAGGGCACTGAGTCGCGAGCGCCAGCGAGGCCGTGTGCGTCTTTCTGAATTTATCGGGGGCGGTTGCTCCACCACTAGGGACCCATATGAGGAGATACCTACCCTGCTGGAATCGAGAAGCGTTAACTTGGAGCGACAGATGCAAATCTCCCTTAAAGGCGTAGTTTCCAAGCAATTTGCTGGCCCACACTGCGCGTGAATACAGCAGTGACTGGGGTATTCCGTCAGATACATACTTGAAGGTCGCATATGTGTCCGCCGTGGTAAGGTCTCCTGAAGCGATGGATACCGGTTTGGCAAGAAATGCACGCACGTCCTGAGACGCTCCAGTTCGCGCAGAGCTAAGCAATGAAGGATGTAAAGGCCTGTATGCAGCTATTTGCGCGTGTGGAGTGTCAGCATCGACGGTAGCTTTTGTTGTGTCTGAAGTTACATCAGACGCCATGGGTGTTCTTTGCATCTCCATGGTACCCTGGTCAGTTTGTCCGAGAGGGGCTTGGTCAGTTATTGGGTTGCCGCCGCTGTTTGTTGTTGTTGCAGTTCGCTGTAAGACTAGCCGTTGAACTAAACGACCAGAATTTCTGCGGTTTCCTGAGCTTGAGTGGGGTCGCCACTGAGGTGCCCTGGAAGTAAGGCTGAACAGCCCACCTCGTTGTTCGACAAGGCGTTCGTCATCTCCTGAATCCGCATTTATATCAGAGATGCCGCCGTAATCAATGCCAAACCTTGATCCTATTTTGTCTTCTTCTTCACGTTCTCTAAGGATAAACAGATAACGTGCATAGGAATCAGCCCTAGGTGGAACCAAAAAGGGCACTTTGTTGATAGCGGTAGTCAGCTTCTTAAAGTGTTCTTCAAACACTTTCTTACCATGATAGACGAACTCTTCAAGAGCCGTCTCAATGATAACCTGACAATCCATATAAGAATTCGAACTATCTTTCTGCCAGTTCAACATATCATATATAGATTTGATGTCAAGGGGAGCAATGAATCTACCAAAATCAGGGCTATACTTGAATTTCCTTTTCAAGAAGCCAACTTGATCCATATCCCTCAAGGCCAATGCATGTTCGGTCTTATCCTTATCTTCAGGAGTGTAAACATAGCCAAGAGTTGCCATAAATCCGGATAGTTCAATTTCATTGAACAAAGTCCGGTAATCCTTGTGCACGGAAAATATATTGTCATCACCAAGAACGAGGACATAAACAAAGTCCTCAAAAGCTGGAGGCTCTGAAGCAGAACCGCTTTTCTTGATATGCATACGAAGCCAACAATACCTAAAAGATATCAAGTTGGCTAAGCAATTAAAGATGGTTGTGGGTGGTGTTCCAGAAGGAAG